CCTCCGTTACCGCCACTCCCGGCATTATATATATCGGAATATTCTCCATTAAGACCTCCGGCGACCAACGCGAACTCAACCTCATAGACCCCATCAGGAACCTCCCAATATCCATTATCCTGAGGAGATAGTTCCTCGAATACCTCTATTATCTTCTTTTTGGGTAACATCCTTCTTCTCATCATAAGGCAAACAGGATTTTACCCCCCCCCAATTTAATTTTAAAATATTGATATTCATAATATTATTCTGGTTTAATCGTCCATCTCTGGGCGTAGTTATTTTTTAGCACATATATCTTCTCCATAGGTGTAGCGGGAGACCCGTTGGATGAGCCTTTCACGAATCCCTCTGGGGCCTGCTCCGTGCCGGAAGGACGCTGATTCTCGTCAGGATATTGACTACCATACATAGAAACCGCAAGTCCATAAAACTGATTTCTTTCCCCATCTTTGGCCACGGATGCCATGGTAATCTGATCCCATCCTACAACAAGGTCGTAGAAGGAGTTTACGAAATCATCTGATCTTTTTTGGCTATGAGTGGAATAATCCATCACAAACCATGTAATAGACCTCATCTCATAAATATAATCTGGCAGCTTATCCACTCTAATACTATTACTATGATAGACGAAAAAACCTGTAAGATGATCCAATCCTCTACCCGACATATTATCATCATTCCAACCCGTCCTCCTTTCTCCACTTACCCAGTCATTTAAAAAATCAAAATTAGTAATGTTAGGATTTATCTTATCTACCTCGAAAAAAGGAAGGGTATTTATATCAAAATAATTCCACATATCAGAAGGGCCAGGATGTATTCTCAACGAAGTTAATTTAGGAAGATCATTAAACTCCTTTATATACCTATCCAAATAACATGAAGACAATTCAAGGGTTTGAAGATTTTTCATATTCTTTATATTCCTTATTCCGCTAGATTCTATATCCCTAAGATCAAGCATATTAAACATATTTAAATAATATACCTCTGTCTTGCTGGTTATAGCCTCAGGAATTACGGTCATTCTTTGCCCTATATTTTGAAGATCGATATAAATTAACTTTTTGGATCTTGACAACTTGTCTACAGGTATACGGTCATTAACATACAGCGTATGGGATACGACCAAAAACTCAAGTCCTGGTATATCCACAATCGGGAAAGATGTCATCTTGCAAACTTGGATATTGGCATAATAAATATCACAAGTAAAATCTATCGACACAGCCCGTTGTACGTCCCTCCTCCCATCAGCGTAAGCATGATTATCCACAGGTACGTATTGCGATCCATCCTCCTTCCTGAACCACCACGTAGTATTGGGATTTTTCTTATGTTGTATCGCTAAAGAACGGAATATAATACGATAATTATCCTCCCCTTGAACCTTGGTCATAGGAAACTGCTCCTTTATTCCATCCCCCCAATCCACATTAGCCATACCGGGCTTTCTGGATCTAAACTCGACAAACGTATTATAAGGATTACCAACGACAGGATCAGGTACATAATTATAATCATCGGTATAATAATTTCTAAGTGCCCTATCCCATGTAGTGAACCACACGAACTTGTTGGATGATGCCTCGTATTTATATAATGTCTTAGCCATTACCTATCTTGTTAAAATATTCTACAATAACATTCCTGTCCAATCCCATAGAATCACATAAAAACTCCCCTTCTGGTTGACCCCCAAACGATAATACCTTATCCGTATCATGAGCTAAAACATCTCCATTGCCTACAAAGGTACGCCCATCGTCAAATACGATAAGCTTATATGGCTTATACGACCTCGTGTCAATATCAGAAGATCGTATTGACCTTAACACCGAAGCCTCTGGCGCCATACTAAACCTCCATCTATAATTATTCATAAGCACATAAACCATCTCCATAGGAGTCGACGGAGAGCCATTAGACTGACCCTTTATAAAACCAGAAGGTGCCTGTAATACGCCACTAGGTCTTTTATCAAAAGGACTGGAAGCCAAATACATAGTTAAATACAATCCATAAAACTGATTCCTTTCGCCATCAGAAGCAGAGGAGGACATAGTGAGATAATTAAACCCCATTACCTTATCATATAATGTTGATATAAACGTATCACATCGACTTTGGGTTGACACGCAGAAATGCATATAAAAGCTATTCATAGACCTCATCTCATATATATAATCCGGTAGATTACTTACATCTATATTACTATAACTACGTGAAGCGTCGAGACTCTCAATGTTTTCCAACCCCTTACCACTCATATACGGATGCCAACTCACGACAGACCCATACCATCTATTTATATGATCGAAAATCTTTAAACTAGAATTTATCTTATCCACCTCATCCATAGCCGGGCATGTGTTAGGATCAAACGATGGCATAGCCACTCCCGGGGATATATATAATTCTCTTAGCTTGCTAAAAGACAGCCATTCCCTTGGATATACCCTAACCCTTCCACCAGCTAAATGCAATATCTCCAAATTAGGCCACATGGAAGGGAATTTCCTTATATTGGAAGCTTCGGTATCACTAAAGTCAATAGAATTGGACAAATTCAGACCTTTCAATTTAGTTAGTCTATTCCAATCCTCCGGGATGGACGTCAACGTATTCACACCAAACTCACTTAATGTTATACGCTCTATATTTGCCGATCTCATTATCCTATCCTTTGGTATATCTGTTATGGTACGATCCCCAGGAATATTTATAATTATATTGATAAGGCTAGGCATATCAAGTATAGGGAAACCTACCATCATAATCCTATAGGATTCCATCATCGTAACATCATTGGTAAAAGACATGGATATCACACGCTCCTTATCCATGCCATCATCATAAGCATGATTGGGGACAGGAACATACTCGCTCCCATCTTCCTTATAAAACCACCATGGATGGCTATCCGGATTCTTACGATAACTTATATCCCTTCTCCTAAACATCAACCTATATTGACCATATATAGATCCACTCCTAGCCTTTACAAAAGGGAATTGCTCTTTATT